ATCGGGCTTTTCCCTACGACCGAGCCAAATAGCCGAAAGGCGATTGATAGAGTAATTAACTATCTGACTGCTAGGAAAGACTAGCACTTTTTGCGTTTAAATGTGACATTATGTTGATGTTTCAACGTTCCTTGGCGCAACATAATGTTACTTTTAAGCGTAAAATAAATAATTTAGTGACAGTTAAAATACTTAATATTTTATTAAGAGACGTAGGATCAGACCCTACTTTATTTTACGCTTAAACTATTAATTCAAGGAACGTAGTATGAAAGATTTAGTTGTATTGGACTGTGAAGTCTATCCAAATTATACATTATTTGCATTTAAGAATATAGATAATCAAAAAACTTTTACTATTGAGATAAAAGGTAAAAGTTCTTCATTAAATGAAAATTCATTAAAAAAACTTCAACAAATAATGACTGTTAGAACAACATTTGGTTTTAACAGTAGAAATTATGATATGCCAATTATTCTTTTTGCTTTACAAGGAAAAACAGCAAAAGAAATATGTAAACTATCTAATTACATCATTGAAAACAACTCTCCTGGATGGAAAACATTACAAAACTTTAGTTTATTCTGGCCTAATTCAATAAAGCATTTTGATATTCAAGAACCTTCACCTGGAGTTAGAGTAAGCTTAAAACTTTATGGAGGTAGAATGCACTCTGATAAATTACAAGATCTTCCAATTGAACCTAATTCTATATTATCAGAAAATGAAATGGAAGAGACTAAGTTATATTGTATTAATGATCTTGATACCACAATTGACTTATATCGTCAAATTGAAGATAGAATAAAACTAAGAGTAGATATGTCTAATAAATACGGACAAGATTTACTTTCTAAATCAGATGCACAAATAGCAGAAGTTGTTATTAAATCAGAATTAACAAAGAAAAGAATATATTGTAAAACTCCTAAAATACCTAATGGAAAAACTTTTAAATATGAAGTTCCTGATTTTATTTCATTTAAATCAAAACAATTAAAAGATATATTAGAAATAATTAAAACAAATGATTTTGAATTAGATGGTAAAGGATCAATTAAATTACCTTCAGTTTTAAAAAATGCTAAAATAGAATTAGGAAATTCTATTTATCAATTAGGAATAGGTGGTATTCACTCAACAGAAAAGAAACAAGCTATAATACCAACAGAACATCAATTTTTAATAGATAAAGATGTTGCGTCTTATTATCCATCTATTATTTTAAATCAAAAACTTTATCCAAGACATTTAGGAACACCTTTTTTAGACGTATATAAAGAAATTGTAGAGGAAAGGCTTAAAGCTAAAAAAGAAGGTAATAAGATAGTAAATGAATCATTAAAGATTGTTATTAATGGATCATTTGGTAAATTAGGAAGTAAATACTCAGCTTTATACTCACCTGACTTAATGATTGCTGTAACATTAACGGGGCAACTTTCTTTGTTAATGCTTATTGAAGAATTAGAAAATAATGATATTTCAGTAATTTCATCTAATACAGATGGGTTTGTGTCATTATTAACTAAAGAGCAATATGAAAGATATGATTCTATTTGTTTTGATTGGGAACTAACTACAGGTTTTGTTTTAGAAGAAACTAGATATAAAGCGCTTTACTCAAGAGATGTTAATAATTATTTAGCAATAACTGATTATGGCTATAAAGGAAAAGGTATATTTACTCTTGATTCACTTCAAAAAAATCCTCAAGCAACAATTATTATAAATGCAGTAATAAAACTTTTAGTTGATAATATTCCTATTTCTGAAACTATCAGAAATTGTAAAGATTTAAAAGAATTCTTGCATGTAAGGAGTGTAACGGGAGGAGCAACTTATAAAGACACATATTTAGGTCGCGTCGTAAGGTGGATTTATTCAACTAACGGAGACGTTATTAAATACAAAAAGCCTAATAAAACAGGAACATTTCCTAAAGTGGCAAAATCTGAAGGATCTAGGCCAATTATGGATTTGAATTGTGAATTTCCAAAAGATATTGACTATGATCGATATATTGAAGAATCAATGTCGATTTTAGACGATCTTGGAATTACTGAATTATAATTTAAAATTTTACTAAAATATAGTTTACAAATAAAAAATTATGTTTTATAATATATAAATTATTAACCTTTAATCTAAAATAAAATGATAAATAACACAATTACAAATGAAACTAAACAAGATCTTAAAAATAGGGTCGAACATATTGAAAAGAAAATTTCTGAAAAAGACGATATTCTTTTAGAAATTAGAGAAGCGTTTGAAGCTGCAGGAAATGCAGGTTACGATGTTAAAGCTATGAAAGAAGTTATTAAACTTCGTAAAAGAGATCTTCAAAAAGTAGTTAACGAAGAAGATGCGAGAGAGCTTTATAAAGACTTATTAATTGAAATATAATTTAAAATGAATACAATGCTAAAATTAGTTAAAGAAATGCATACCAAATTTGGTATAACTTCGGAAAAAGTAAAATTTTCTGATGAAGAAAAGAAGTTTAGAATTTGTGCAATGCAAGAAGAATTGGACGAATACAAAGAAGCTGAAACTAAAGAAGATCAATTAGATGCTTTAGTTGATCTTGTTGTATTTGCTTTCGGAACTGCTGAAAGACAAGGTATGCTTGAAGTTTTTGAAGAAGCTTTTGAAAGAGTTATGATTGCTAATTGTCAAAAAGAAATAGGGCAAAATCAAAAACGTGGATCATTCCAATTAGATTTAGTTAAGCCTAAAGGTTGGACTGCTCCTGACTTGAGTGATTTAGTTGAAGATAGACCTAAACAAATGACATTATTCGAATTTATGAATGATCCAATAGAAAAATTAATCTCTGAAAATAAACTAAACTAAATAAAATTATGACTAATATAAAAAAGAATAAATTTTTTATAAGTTATGTTTATTCTAAGAAAAATTTAATCGGTTACGGTAATTCTTTTATTTATACAGATAAATCTTTATTATCTCAATATCAAATCAGAGAGATTGAGCAAGAATTTAAAAAAGAAGCTTCAGCTGATTCTTTAACTCTTATTAACTATATTAAAATTGAAAATGACAAATAAAATAGATAAAACGTTAAAAGAAAGAGGATCTAGATATGGATCTTTTGAACATAATGCTAAAATAACACAACGACTTTGCAATGTGTTAAAACAGGCACCTAATTATGATTTATTAGAAGAAGAACACATTGAAGCTTTCCACATGATATTTCATAAGATAGCAAGATGCGTTTGTGGTGATCCTAATTATATTGATAATATTCATGATATAATTGGTTATGCAAAACTTTTAGAAGGGTTTTTAAAAGATAAAGAAAAAATATTAGAATATTTTGATAAATTAGATAGCAAATATTTAACGGAAAAAGGTAAAAAATTTTTTACTGAAAATCAAATACAATATGATAATAGAGGCAATATAACAAAAAGATTTTTAGGATAATGGAACGATATAATGTAGAACATATAAGAAAAGAATTTATAAGACTTAAAGAAAATAAATTACTTTCTGATAATGGAACTTATGAGATATTAAATGCTTCATTTATTTCTAATGATTTAGTAATATTTGGAGAGTTAAATGAAAAATACGCTAAATCAGAAGTAAAATGGTATTTAAGTCAAAGTAGAAATGTAAATGATATAGAAGGCAAAATCCCTTCTATATGGAAAGAAGTTGCAACAAAAGATGGTTGGATAAACTCAAATTACGGTTGGTGTATATTTTCAGAAGAGAATGGAAGTCAATTTGAAAATGCCATAGCTAAATTAGAAAATGGTAAATTATCAAGACAAGCAACCATGATTTATATTCGTCCATCTATGCATGCAGATGCTGTAAGAGATGGTATGAATGATTTTATGTGCACATATAGTGTTCAATTAATGATAAGAAACGATTATCTTTATTATCATGTTTATATGAGAAGTAATGATGCAATATTTGGTTATAAGAACGATTCTTATTGGCATCATTTTGTTCATGACTTAGCATATAAACAATTAAAGAAGACTTATAAACATTTGCGTTTTGGGCATTTATTTTGGAATGCTGCAACTCTTCATATTTACCCTAGACATTTTGATCTAATAAAATGATAAAATTAATAAAAATAAAATGAAAAAATCTGTAATTTATAATCCTTTTACTCCAATTCCTAAATCAGAAAAAAGCCATATTAGAGGATGGGCACTTATGTGGGCGCAAAGATTAGATGCTGACATAGCAACAAAAGAAACTGATTTATTAGACTATGAAAATATTTATATTGACCATGGGGTTAATTTTCATGGATCTTTGAACTTATTTGGAGGATTCAATGATGATATAGTTTCAAATTGTTATAATTTAATGGAAGCAGTAGATAATGAAGCTAAATTATTTTCTTTAGATTGGAAAATAAAAGATTGTAATTATATTTCTCAAATAGAAAAACGAATCGGTGCAAAAACAACTTCAGAAATGGTTGATTTTGACTTCTTAGAAAAATTTGAAAAGATATTGAATAAAGCAAAATATCTTCCAATGGAATCGCTTGACTTAGATAAATGGATCATAGGTGATAGTCACACGCTAGCATTTTCAACTAAAGATCAAGCAATAACAAGATTAAATGGAAAAACATTATATAGTGTAATTTGTAAATCAGGACTAGATTCATTTTTAAATTACCAAAATAAACCTAAAAAGATTAAAGAAATAACATTATGTTTAGGATCAATTGATATAAGGTTTCATTTATTAAGATTAAAAACATTTACTGCAAAAGAATTTGCTGATCTATATGCCAAAGAAATAATTAAATGGCAAAATTTTTATAACATCCCTATAAAAGTTTGTGCTCCTGTTCCTATAGAACACGAATTAAGAAAACTACCTAAAACAGGACAATTCGAAGGACAAAATTTTTATGGAGCAAGATGGGAAAGATTAAAATTTACATTTGACTTTATAAAATATCTTAACGATTATTGTTTTGACTTTGATCTTATAGAACCACCTAAAGAATGGTATACAATGCCAGGAGATGAATATGCAAAAGAAATAATGGAATTACACTCATCTGTGCACATAGCTCCTAAATATTATCGATCAATTTATAATTGGAATTAAAATGTATGAAATAACTGAATCAAATAAAAATAAAGATCAACTTTTCCATAATATACAATTCGGAGAATGTAGAGAATATTATTTGAATTTATATGGGGAGTTTAAATCAAAACTTCCTATGCCTGAATTTTATCCATCTCCTGAAAGAGATGATATTTTTATTTTAGACTTTGCTAAAGGGCCATGTGGATTAAAAGCCTATGGGGCAGAAAAGTTTATTGCTGAAATGGGATCAAATTTATTAGGTTATGCTGCTCCAAGAGTAGGACATGCTGCTGAAGCTATTGCAATGCTTTCAGAAATATATAATAAAAAGACAGTATTCTTTGCAGCAGCATCAAAACAAGTAACGCCTCATCAAGCTGTTGTTTTAGCTTATAAGAATTGTGATTTAAGATTCGTTAAGATTCCAGCTATGCCTTGTTTAAATTCTTGGATTCGTGATTGGGCAGAAAAATTTAATGCTATTGCTTTACCTTTCGGGTTAGCAAATACTCCTGAAGTTACTGCAGGATTAATAAATATGTGTGAAAATCATAGATTAATTTATGGTGAACCTACAGAATTTTATTGCGCAGTTTCAACAGGAACTATGATAAGAGCTTTACAAATAGGTTGGCCTAATGCTGATGCTAAAGGCGTTGCTGTAGCAAGAAATATTAAAGATGGAGAAAAAGGAAATGCTGATGTAGTATCTTACCATAGATCTTTTTATCAAAAATCAGAATATATGCCCGAGTTTAATACTACAACTACTTATGATGCAAAAGCATATAAAAGATTTATTGATGAAGGAAAACCTGGTGCTATATTTATAAACGTAGGATCAGATAAACAAATAGAAAATAGACTTTCAGAAATATCTAATTGGAAAGATATTGATGGAGTTAGAGAATGGGGAGATCAATCAGCTTTTGACTATGCATAATTTACAGACAACAAAATATTACGAAGAATTTATTTATTATGCTAAAATTTCTAAATGGCAGCATGAAAATTGTAATTTAGGATTAGTTCCATATAAAGAAACTCCATGGGATGATGATCTAATAAAGAATGTTTATCTTTATGATGTATGTGCAAGAAAATATGCAGGTTTTACTCAATTAGTCTTAGATATATGGCATGATTATGAAACTCACCCATATAAAGCAAAAATGCCTAAATGGAGAAAAGAAATAGTTGATAAATTTCACACAGAATTATGGGATTTGCCTGAATGGTTATTTGTCTTTTTTGTTCATAGACTTACAGGATCAGGTATTAATTATGCTAAAAATCCATCTGGTTATTATAATTCTATTCTTTTACATTTCCATACTTGTGATTCTGTAGAAGATATGGTTAAAGTAATAAAAGAATTTAAAGGACCTAAATTTACAAGCGTAGGCTATCAAATAGCACCTTTTCCTAAAGCTCAAGGAGATTATAAATTAGGAGGAGATTATTTTATGTGTGAACATTTACCAGGATTATGTAAAGATTTTGCTAATTATTTACAAACTGGATCAGCTAAAAATTTCAGAACATTAATGGGATTTTTAGAAAGATTCAATAAAGCAAGAGGTTTTAAAGTATTTAGATTCCAATATGCTGCAACTTTGGCTGACATTGCGGATTTTTTTCCTAGATTTATAAATAGAGAATCACATTTCTTTTATGGTAAAAATGCAATAGAATGTTTAAACTATTTAGCAGAAAGGCCTAAAGGAATGAAGCAATTAGATTTTCTTGATGCTTTAACAGATAAAATTTATAATGACACAGGAGCAGTTCCATATAATTCTGAAGATATTGCTTGCGATTTTATACGATGGATTGAAAATTATATTAAACCAGGATCAGATTATGACCATCTTTGTTTAGATTCAACCTGGAATAGTAGCAATATAATTGACCATCCTTTTGGAAGACAAAAAAAGATGTTAGAGTTAGGCCTTATTGACACTTTCAATAAACCTGAACATCCTTCGGACGATAAAATTTTAAAAGAAAATAATTTAACTGTAGAAGAATATAGACAATTAATTTACAATAACTAAAATTTATTTTACTTTTAAAAAATAAGGCTTTATAATTAAAATGTTTAAAAATATAATCTTAAAATTATAAAATAATGCAAAGAGAATCAAAAAATCAATATTTCTTAAAAATAGCAAGATTAGTTGCTACTAGATCAACTTGTCCAAGGCGTTCTGTTGGCTGCGTTATTATAAATAAACATGGGCATATAAAAGCAACAGGATATAACGGTGTTCCAAAAAATTTCCAGCATTGTATAGATAAACCTTGTGGAGGTGAAAAACAAAAATCATCTCAAGGCTTAAATTCATGTATGGCAACACATGCAGAACAAAATGCTTTGCTCCAATGTGATAATGTAATGGATATTGACACAATTTATATTACAACATCTCCTTGCATTGTTTGTGCTAAATTGATCGCAAATACATCTTGTAAAACAGTTATTTATTCTGATGAATATGCTGACACATCTGGAATAGATATGCTTAAAAAATTAAATGTAGACATTATTTATGAGAGAATCAGAGATTGAAACTAAAGTTTGTAACCATGCTAAATATTTAGGATGGTTATGTTATAAGTGGGTTAGTCCAGGTAACCGTTCTGTTCCTGATAGAATTTTCTTTAAAGACGGTAAAATTATTATTATTGAATTTAAAGCTAAAGGTAAAAAACCGACTAAACTACAACAAAAAACTATAAATAAATTACAAGATCAATATATTCCTACCTATGTAATTGACAATGTAGGTGAAGGGATAGTACTTTTTAATAATATGGAAGAATAATGCTTAAAAGAGAAAATTTACATCATTACCAAAATTCTGCTTTAAATGTAGTATTAAATAAAAAGAAATGTGCTTTATTTTTAGATATGGGTCTCGGTAAAACTACAACAACTCTTACTGCTATTCATGATCTATATTATAATTTTTCTGTAGAAAGAATATTAATTATTGCGCCATTGAAAGTTGCAAATAATGTATGGCATAAAGAAGCACAAAAATGGGAACATTTACAAGAGCTTGATATCGCAATTGCTACAGGATCAGTAGATGAAAGATTATCTGCTATTAATTCAAATAAAACTATAACCTTAATAAATAAAGAAAATGTGCCATGGCTTATAGAAAAATGTAAGTGGAAATGGGATATGGTTGTAATAGATGAAAGTAGTAGTTTTAAATCAGCAAGAGCAAAAAGATTTAGAGCTTTGAAAAAAGTAATGAAATATATTAGATCTATTGTTTTATTATCAGGAACGCCTAGCCCTAATGGAATGATGGATTTATGGAGCCAAATGTATTTAATTGACCAAGGTGAACGTTTAGGAAGAACAATAACAAATTATAGGCAAAGATTCTTTGTTCCTGACGGTTACATGGGATATAATTATAAATTAAAACCAGGAGCAAAAGAACAAATAATGGAATTAATTAAAGATGTTTGTGTAACTATGACCGCAGAAGATTATTTAGAGCTTCCTGAATGTATAAATGTAAATGAATTTATAGAACTTCCTGATAAAGCAAAACAACAATATAAAGAGTTAGAAAAAGAATTTATTATTTCTTTAGATGATATTGACATTGAATCACCTTCTAAAGCGGCTCTTGGAAATAAATTGCTTCAAATATGTAATGGATCAGTTTACGACGCAGAAAGAAATGTCCATGAAATTCATAATGAAAAGATAGAAAGACTAAAAGAAATTATTGAAGATAATCCAGGAGAAAATTTTTTAGTAGCATATAACTATAAACACGATTTAGAAAAACTACAAAAAGCTTTTCCTAAAGCTGTTAAATTAGAAACAGCTAAACAAGAAGATGATTGGAATAAAGGAAAAATAAAAATATTATTAGCCCATCCAGCATCAGCAGGCCATGGCCTTAATCTACAATATGGTGGAAATGTAATAATTTGGTATGGATTAACATGGAATTTAGAGTATTATCAACAGTTCAATAAAAGACTTCATAGACAAGGGCAAAAAAATATTGTAAGAAATATCCATTTAATAGCCAAGGGTTGTTTAGATGAAAAAGTATTATTCTTTGCATTATCAGGCAAAGCTAAGACACAAAAGGATTTGATTGATTATTTAAAACATGAGTTGTATCAAAATTAGACAGTTTTGAGCTTAGATAAAAAATATTTTAAAATGTGTAAAAAGTATTTTACTTTTAAAAATCAATGTTATATAATTATTATATAAGCTGATGAAAATCACTTAATTTTATTAATGGTTTTAAAAGAGAAAATTATCCATATATTATTCAATTTGAAAGAAACTAATTATGAAAACATTATATAAAAATATATTAGTCTATATTTTAACTGGTTTATTTATCTCTCTATCTTGTTTTGTATTATATAAAGCTGCTGCTAGTTCTCATGCTAGATGTAAAGCTGTTAATACAACTTATGAGGATTACCGTTTTTGTATGAATATTTAATTGAAAGAAAATGACAATTTGTAAAAACTTTAAACAGACAAAACCTAGATCTATGCATCGCGTTTTATCTGATATAGAATTTTTAATTGCTAATAATTACGAAAATTTAGAAGCAATTTTGACTGACATTGAACAGTTAAAAGGGCAACTAGATTCAGTTAAAAATGCAATTGAGAATAGAAGTAACGAAGTTGCTTTTAAAATTATTAACCCTTCAATTAATTATTATAACAATGACAGAAAGACTAATTAAAACTAGACATCCTAAAGCTAAGAAAAAATATATTTGTGAAGCTTCAGGTAGATCTATATCTATAGGAGAAGAATATTTATGCCAAATATTTATAAAAGCTGATAATTCAGGATTTGACATAAAAAGATTTTGTCTAAATATTGAAGATGAACTTTGGATTAATATATTATTTCTAAGAATCAATAAAAAGATAAAAGAATTTTTAAAAGCTATTAAGTTTTAATAGCTTTTAATTTTATATTAGACGCAAGTTTATCACCATTAATATTAGAAATAGGAATACCGCCACCGTAATAGGCTTTTTGACCTAAAGGTGTCCACCACTCACCTGACGAATTCAATTTTATAAAGGTGTCGACTCCATCAAATACTAAACCTACAAACCCCATACCATCATCTCTTCCGAAAACAGCCCCATTAGAATGTTCCATAAGGCTAGCCGCACACATCAACGGAACACAAAAATAAGGTATATAATTTTGTTCCCAAATAATATAATATAATTGAGAAGATATAGTCCATTCTAATTTAAACTTAAACTTACCATTATTTTCATATTTCCAAATATCAGATAATCTTGAAAATTTATTATCTGTTTCAGAATTTCCAAAATACAAGGCCTCCCATATATTAGAATAATATTGTCCATAATCTCTATTATATAATATAGTTTCCCCTGGAGTATTTTGATAAATGTTTTGCAAATCATTATTTAAAGCTATCTTCCAAGCATCAAACAATCTATGGCCTAATTCTATTATTTGTCTAGTATCATAATGTATTATATCATTTTCTAGATCGCTAGGTAAATTTGTAGTATCAGCATTAGCGGTAAAATTAATATTGTTACCGATAGTCTCTAATGCGTTTTGTACATTTAATCTATCTACATCAGAACCCACCCAGTTAGTAACCATATCAAAAGTGACAAAAGGTATATTATGTGCATTTCCTTGTCCTGAATTATAAATAACTGTTCTTAATGTTGAAACTAAGCTATATAATAAGTATTTATAAACAGAACTTATACTACTATTAGTATCTGATTCACCTTGTGACCAGAATATACCAACTATATCATATTTTAATATTTTTACAGTGTATTCTACTCTAGCTATCATATCTTGATATAAAGATCCTGATGCTGACCACTGACCACCTGACCATCCTGTTCCTCCAATAGCACAAGGAATTATTAATAGTTCTTCGCATCCAATATCATTTCTAATATCTTTTGCTAAACTATATGCATAGCTTGTTCTAGCCCCATCCGCAGTTTGAAAATGAATATTTGTTAAGCCGCTTATAGTAGGGATAAGATCATTTTGGTTATGCCTTGCTAGTTGAGTTATTTTTAAATCGAGCCCACCAGTGTTTACTGGTGATACTCCGAATTGTGTAGCCCATGAAGTGTTTGATTGCCCTGCGACTAATATAGCTTTTTTCCTATTCTCGTTAGTAGAATTTACTAACTTTTTATCTAATATTGACATAATTTTAATTATATTTAAATCTGTATAATTTGTTTTCATAGAAAACATCCCCTGTTTCAGTAAATATATCATCTTCTAAATTCACTTTGCATTTTAAAATAACCCTGGAATTTGCCCAATTATTACAATAAACTTTAAGGAAGAAGCCATTAAAATCTTTGTGTTTATCGTTAAAGTAAACTTTTATATTTGAAGAAGGAGAGCCTTCTATGACCAATTTGTATTCTAATATTTGATCTGAAGTCCTAAAATTGAATTCTCCAGATTGCGAATCTACAAGTTTTATAGGTAACATAATATTTAAAATTATAGTTATTAATTATTAATTATTAATTCAAAATGGGGTAAATCATGGAATGATTGATCTTTAAAAGAATTATCACCATCCCAATCAGCACCACATCTTATTTTATAAGCCATTCTACCTTCATGATACAATCTATCGGCAACACCTTTTACATAACCGACATAATGATAAAATCTATTTAAATCATTCCAATCAATTGGCCATGGGGCACTATCGACTGCCATAGATTTATCTCTACATTCTGTTATTTGATGTTTAGATATTTTTGTAATACCATCTAATTTAGATTTACCTTGAGAAAATAACTCTTGTTGTCTTTCTGTAGTCCTAGGACCTTCTAATATAGAATTATCATATTCTTTAATTACTTCTTCAAATAAAGTAATTAAATCATCACGGCAACCTTTTAACTTAGATAATGATCTATTTGAATAACTTGGCATATTAAAATATATAATTAATATTTAAAGAAAAAGCACCTTCTAAATCTAATTCTTTATTTGGTAAAATATAAGAAAAAGAAGGAACAAAATTTTTAGTAGCAAAATATCCTAAATTAATACCAGGAATTATTGCTCTTTTATTTTCATATCCAACTAATGAATTATTATAATATAAAAATTTACTAGCTTCTACATTAGCTATAATTAAAGATGGATTAAATCTTTTTATTCTATATCCTAATAGTAATGAATCAATAGTTATTTTAGTTTCATTTTGAAATATTAAACCATCAGACTTTATTTTTACACTTCTTTTTATTTCACTATTAAATAATCTATTTGTACTTATTGACCAATTAAAATTATTATCATAAAATTTAGATAATCCTACAGAAATAGATTTAAATTGATCTTTTGGATTCTTAAGAGTTTCATACTTATCAACAAAATCGTATTCAGGATCATTTATATTAGCATAAAAATAAGAAATACCTACATTCCATCTAACATCATTTGCTAATACTATATTACAAGTTGATAATAAAAATATAAAACTAATTGTTATTAATTTCATCACACTTTTTTTCATAATATATTTTGTCATTTGTTCCTGCATAATCTACAAATATTTCAAATAATTTTTCTTCAGAAGTTTTAACTCCTCCATTAGAATTTTTATTATTAATAATTTTTTCTTTATCTACCCAATATGAAATAACATCTTGCTCAAGATCATCAGGAAACGTTGAATATAAATAACAATAATTACTTATTATTTTTGTTTCTCTGCTTAGAGAGCAAGAAGCTAGACTTATCAGAAAAAGACAAATTATTAACTTTCTTGGTAATTGTAATATCTTTTTGTAATTCATCATGTTCTTGTTTTAATTGTTTATTTTGTTCTTTTCTTCTGCCTGAATTAGAACCGAAAAAAAATATAGTTCCGATTCCAGCTACTACAGAAAATATTTTAAATATTAAACTTTTCATTTTCTTTTAAACATTTTATTTATGTTTTCACCAAGACCTAAACCTAATAAAACACATCCTATGGTTATTAAAGATGAAGATGCTTGTTCCATAGTCATAACTTGGTTAGAACTTAATTCTTTATAAAATAATCCACACGCCCATTCTGCATTCTTTAATAAAATACCATTACCAATACATATTGATCCCCATAATCTTTTTGAGGATTTATTACCTTTAGAATCTTGTAAAAAATTATTAGTCATAATACAATTATAATTTAGTTTTTAAAATAATTACCATTTCTTTTATAGATGAAACAGTTTCATCTAATTTTTTAATGGTTGATTTAAGTTCTGATATTTTCTCATCATCCCTTTTTTCAATTCTCTCCATACGTTTTATTGCAATGGTTACCATTAATAAAGAAACTAAAGCTAAAAACTCAGGAACTTTAGAAATAATTTCAATCATTTGTTCATTCATCGTCTTTTGGTTTCCAATCTTTTAAAATTACAGCTTCAATTGTATCCATAGTACCTTTTTGTTTATGTTGATGCTCTTCAATTTTCTTTATTGACTTTTGAATAATATCAACATCTTTTTCTATTTCTTCAACATCTTTTTTAAGAAATTCTTTATCATTTTTTAATTGTATAACATGGCTTTTTAAGCTAGAATCAATTTCAGCCAATTTCTTTTCAGCTTTAATATGTCTTTCATCATTATGTTTTATTAAAAATGGTATGCCTTTATAAAAAGCTAAAAACCCGAAAAAAGCTAACACGCATAAGGGACCATTATTTAAAATAAAATTAAAAATATCCATTCCTTTTATAATTAAAATAACTTACTATTTGATTCCTGCACAAAATTATGTAAATTCATAAGAATCGTATTAAATTCTTTTTCATTACAATCAGTGTTAGACTCATTAACATTTATAATAACAAATATATAAACTATGTCCATATAATTCTTTATTGCGATAAAACCTACTTTTTTAGGAGTTTCATACGAATTAGTTATTAAAGTTTCAACTAATTTATATTTTTTTAATTTTTCTAGATTATTAAAATAGATAGGATTTGAAACACCTTTTTTAATTAGTTTATAAACATCGTTGCTTACAGAAAATGTTTTTCCCCAATTGGTATTTCTAAATTTTACACTGACAGGCTCAAATTGACCTTTGGAATTTTTTATAATTTTTATCTGATCGATAAATCTTAATTCTTTTTTGAAGAACGAGTCTTTGAAAGATATATAATTAATAAAATAATCATCTTTACATATTGTTAATTCTTGTGCCGCTTTTGTTATCACATTAGAATTAAACTCATCAATATTAAATCGACTTTTATATTTCAATCCTAAAATGACTAAACAAAATAGCAAAAACACGATTGCAATTTGTCGACATTTAGTTTTATAATTTTCCATATCATTAATACTTAAATAAAATACGTTTATTACCTAAATTACCATGAAATAAATTAGCAGGTGTAATTTCTAACGGATTTCCTTTTTCAATATGGCTTATATCTATTCCTTGATCTATTAAAAATAGAGCTTCAAGCCATGAACAAAATCCTCCATCAGTTTTAGGTTGTTTAATTTTCTTATCTAAAGAATCGATATCAATTCCAGACTTAGCCGCTAATTCTTTAGAATATGGAACTCCATAATATTTTTTCTCAAAAGCTTTTGCTTTAGTTTTATTTACTTTTTTATCTATAGTTTCTATGTAACAAATACCTTGAAAAGCTTTTAATTTATTAAATAAATCATTTTGTTCCATCCCTCTTTCCATAGTTGCTTCAAATACTTTAGCAACCCATTTGCCATCTTCCTCATCAAATCTGAATCTAGAAATATGATTAACATGATCAATTGATTCATCTCCATTAAATTTATTTAAAAGCTTTGTAGTTAATAACAAAGGATTTTTCCATAAATTATGAAAATTACAATAATAAGAAAAATACAATACGTGTATTTTATCTTTATCTAAAACATCTATTGCTGTTTGAATATTTGATTTTAAATATAATATTTCTAAGTCCTTTTCCATTGTTAAACATTTAAGTTCTGATTTTTTAAATAATTTGCTGTAAAGTCATAAGCTTCTATTTCTTCTATTGTAGATAGATTTTTTATTGCATGAATATGAGCTTTATAAACGCTATAATTAGTGTTAACAACATTTAGCATGAATATATACAATTGTCTCAATTGAACTAAAGTAATTTCAATTGATCCTCCATTATAGAAATATTCAAATATTGCACTTTCTTCAGTTATAACATTTAATTTTATTTGTTGATCTAAACTTTGCATTTGTTCAGCAATTAAATTTCTACCTTCAGAAGATAATGACAAAATAAAATATTCATTAATTGTCATTTGTCTTATTTCATCAGAATTAAAATGATAAGTATCTAATTGTTGTAATTTATTTTGAATAGCTTCTTGTAAGAGAATTAAATTCTCATCAATAGAGTTTAATTGTTCTTGAGTCGGCTCAATTATTCCTATTTTATCATCATCCCAATAATCAATAAAAGCCCCATTGCTATCAGATAAATCTTTAATTTCAAAATAATTATTAACCTCTTCTACATTAATATTATTTTGCGATAGATATTTTTTTATTTTTGCATATAACATAATTAAACTCCTATATAAATTGCTGAAAATTCTGTAGCACTAATGCCAGTAAAAGTATTAGCATTGCCACCTGTATTTTGTGCGGCAAACACTTCTAAATAATCCGTAGAGCCATTCATTTCTATCAAAGAGGTTACTACATTAGTCAATAAATATGTATTTGGATTATGTATGCCCTGTTGAGCAACCGAGACTCCATTTTTATGAATATATAAATCTCTACTACTTAAATTATTATTATTGAATATTAACCTAGCTGTAACTAAATATTTACCAGCTTTTAATGGTGTATATCTATAATTAGTTGTATTATCATACCAAGACTTAGTATCAAAACTTTTAGTATTAAATTGAACCTTAGTAACTGTTGAAGTTGCTATTGTTTGAGCAGAACCCATATAAGCTCTGAACATCGGTATATTTCTATTTGCTAAAGTTTCAGGTGTAACTACTTTTAAACTATTTGTCCAGGTATCTACTTCAGCTTGTGTTGCTATTAATCTATTTGCTATTTTCCAACTATTAGTTCCATCGCAAATTAATTTTAAAATGCCATAAGCATTTAAAATATCAATAGCTGTTGCTCCATCAATTGTATCTGCACCATCTCTTTGAACTGTAATTTTATTTGTAGAGGTGACAGTTCCCGATTCATCAATAATAACTAATTCACCGCCTGCAGGAAATGTAGAAGCAGCGGGTAAAGAAAATATTCTAGCTGCTGACATAGTTCCAATTTGAGCAACGACCTTATCTGTAGCTAAAATAGCATAGGCTGCATCATCAACAGTTGTTCTTCTATCAATAGATAAATTTGCTCTTCCTTCAGCTTTATTTGCTGAACCTAAAAAGGTAACAATATCTGCTGAATATTGAGCTTCAATTTTTGCTAATAACTGAGCTATTGTGACTTTTTTATCAACACTAGACTCATTCAAATGTAAATACGCAGCATCTAGGATTGTTCCTGTTTTCGCTGGTAAACCTGGGACTGTAATATTTGCCATAATTTTCTAACTAATTTTAAAATTAATACTAAAAGCTTTAATATTTGCTGCTGTAACACCAGATATAGGAATAGTTCCATCAGCATCAGCAGTTCCAAATGTTAAAGTATTATTGTTTATGATTTTTGTTGACGCAGCTGCAGATGTTGGCTTATCAGCAAAACCTAAAACATAGTCATCTAAATTTGTGCTATCAAAAGCAACAATAAATGAAAAATGACCATCTTTTGTTAATCCTGTTCCTACACCGTCAACAACTTCTACCATATCATTTGTGAACTTACTCCACAACCCTAAAACATTAAATATAAAATTTAAATGATTTAATGCATAATTTCCATCTAAACTTCCGTTTTGTTTTAGTTCATCTGTTGGCTCTAATTTGTTACTTCCACCTTGCCTAGTTTCAGTAGCATCATCAGTTGCCCATTCTATTGTATTATCTGGTTTTACCGACATAATATTAAATAATTAATTATTGATAAGCTAAATTTGCTAATCCTCCATCAGTAATATTTTGATCTTCATCGTAGCAACCTAAAATTGCTCCTGTATCTATGACCAAAGTATCTCCTGTGTCAGTTATTAAATCTAAATTTTCTACAACTCCAAATTCTCTTCCACCGAAAATAGTTTGGAGTTTATTACTTCCAACTCCTGATTCATAATCAACAACAAATTGTGATCCTGCATCATCTACAAGATCGTCTCCTGAATCAGTTTGTAAATTCGCTTGTGTAGTTTCAATCTCTGTTGCAATAAATGGAACTTGACCATCTGATGCATAAATTAAAACTGCAACTCCTGCAGCCGACAATCTATCAATTGTTGTTTTGATATTTGTTGGTAGTGTTTCTCCATTTGTATAAATAGTATAAGCAGCAGGAGGATTATCTGAATAAACAACTTTAGTAGCATTTGTAACTATAGTTAAAATTTCAACAATATCTTCTACAAAAGCTCTAGAAGTATTCTTAAATATTTTTAAAGTTAAAGCTGAACGATAATCAGCATCATTTCTACCATTTCTTCCTTCTACAATAATATGACCAATTAAATCTAATTGTTTTCCTGATGAATTAGCTATATTCAAAATAACTTTCAGATCAGCAAATACAGTATCTAATTCATCAAAAGTACTAGTAGCAACTTGGAGAACTTTATTAAAATTCTCTGATGATTTAAATTGCTCAATATTTAATTGTTTTATAGTATCGTAAATGCTCATTATAATGTAACGTCAATTCTACTTAAATCAAATAAAGGTTTTTCCTTTATTGAACAATTAATATTAGAAGCACTATAAGTTGGTGTTCCTCCTGCTGTTGCAGTTGAAGCAATAGTTATTGTAGCAGATCCTATACCTTCAATCTCATACAAAGGTTTATAAAATTTTTGTGTTACAATAACATCTCCTATATTAAAATAATCTTTAGCAAATTCTAATATCGATTCTTTTATTGCAGCTTCACCGTCAGCAGGGAAGTCTTCCTCGTTATTATAAGAATCAATAACAACTTTAACCCACATATATAAATTGCTAGGTCTTGAAAATTTAATGTTGTGAGGAATATCTTGATCGTCTTTAACTTCTACTGTAATATCTCCATGAGATTTTATGCCTGCAACTTTCATTTGGAATAATTTAGCAGCAATATTTGCGTTAGAACCGCCTTCAGCAACAGTTTCAAAAGATTTAGCAGGAATATTATCTGAATCAGTAACTAAACTATCATTCTCATATACTCTACAATAACTTACTCCAGAAACTTCGTCTAATATTTTTGCTCTAATAGCATCAACAAAATTAAATCCTGCAACCGCAATATCTTGTTGTGTTCTTAATCTTAATTCTTGATCTGTTTCAATTTCTCTTCCAGTTTCTCCTGCGTAATAATTTCTTATAGAATCTAAACCAGATATTGCTGTAGAAATTGCATCAATTGTTTCAACTGCTATTTCATTTTTACCTACTTCTAAAGCTGTAACTTCTATTTGAGATTGAACTTTACCAACAGTCATTTTAGAATCTGCTGTAATATCATAAATATCATTTTTGTCAGTAGCTTCAATTGTCATTAAGCCAGATCCTTCGTCAGTTATGGTTAAACCAATTGTGGCAGCTTCAACAACAGCTTTTAATCCTGCTACAATTTCATCAGCTGTAGCTGTTCCATCAGAAATATAAGAGTAAGTATTACCGTCAATATAAAAACGATATGTTGCGTTATTACTTACGGTTGTAACTGTTATTTGAATCCAATTACATTCACCTTGTGTAATAAATTTATCTTCTGATGTTTTAAATATTAATCCTGTTGAAGACTGTTTGACTTGAGTATTTGAAGGAATAGAAGTAGCATTATCTCCTCTAAAGCTTACATTAGAAGTTGATGCAGAAGCTCCTTTTTTATCTATACCTACTAAGGAGACAGCATTTTCCAATGGAACTCCAGATGCACTATTTCTATTTAACGAATTATAAGTGTCTTCTGCAGTTTGCCATAAGGAATCCGCCATAGATCCAATAAGACCTATTAAAATGGAATTAGGTGAATCTTCACTTAAATCTGAATCTTGACCAAATAGCGTTTTCCATCTGTTTTCTAAATCGCTTATGATTTGTTCATTAGTTTTTCTAACAAAACCGTTAGTTGTAACACCGTAAGTCATGAACTAATTAAATTGAATTTCTAAATAATTAAATTTTAAAACAAAACTTCTTCAAAGTACAACCAAATTCTCGGTTATTACTGAATTGTTTATTGAAACTATATTGACTGAATATTGAACTTTACGCTCATTTTCATCGTAATCAATAGAACTTTCAACTATTTCTCTAACCCCTTCTACGTCTAAAATTTGTTCTCTTAATATACTTTCAATAATATTAAGATCTAAATTTTTGCTTCCTAATATATCTTCAAAATATGGAAGGCCATGTTCAGAGTTTAAAAACCATTCATCTTTAAAGAATTTTAATCTCATTCTAAGTCTTTGTGCTATTTCTTCATCAGTATTACTGCCTGAAACAACAGCTAATCTTTTATTACTAAAATAAAGATCATTGTTAGAATCTAATGCAAATGTGCTCATAATATCATAATAAATTAAGTTACAGGTCCAGTATTAGAAAGACCAGAAGTTACACCAGTATGAGTATGACTATTATAAGGCTGATTGTTTATTTTTACACCCCCATTTAAGTTTATTTGAGGAGCTTCTACTTTTATTTCACTAGAACCATTTAATTGTATTTCAGGAGCTTCTACTTTTATTTCAGTAGAACTATTTAATTTTATTTCAGTAGAACCTATTATATTAATAGTAGTGCTACTAACATCTATTTCTGAAGAAGGTTTTAATTTTACTTCTGAACCGTCATATTTAATAAGTAAATCAGTATTATTAGCAGCAGGAGATGTTTTGCTAAAAGGGTTTAATCCTAATAAAGCAATAGCATCCGTTAAATTATTTTGCCTAGGATCATCTGGAGTAACTTGTTCTCCATTTGAAAGCCACTCTTCTAAACTTTTTTCAGAAAATACTAGTAAAACTGTATCATTAATATTGACAGGAAATGTAATAGAAGCGCCACCAGAAGCAGGATGCACTACTGGAACATTATATATCGCAGGAAGCTCAATAACCTCTCCATCGTTGTATTTCTGATTTAGAGATGGTTGAACTTTTGCTTTTTGTTTTGTATAATCATATTCTAATATTTTTGCAGGCATACAAATATGCATATCAGCAATCTTATTAGCAATAATAATATTTAATAATTCTATATTTCTTATTGTCATTTTTGTATTGCTTGAATTTGACATAACCAATTACTATCTTCAGTATCACCGTTAAATTTAACTGACTTTACTAAAAATGTTCCATCTACTTCAGAACTTTGAACTTTAATTAAATTCTTTGGCTGAATAGAAGGAATAATTAAACTATTTATTTTCCATCCATCTATTAATTTATTTTCTTTAGTTTTTGTTTTTACAGATTTTTCTTTAAATCTTTTTGGCTTATCTATTAATCCTGTTTCAGGAGATAAAAATTGAGCTATTACTTGTTTATTACTTTCATTTGGCTTAGTTATTATCAAAACATTATTTGCTATTGTCCATTGATAGCCTATTCTTGCTAAAATAATATCTAATGCAGTTCCAGGAGCTCCTATAAATGAAAAACCTTGTTTATAAATATAATTAGGAAGTAGTGAATAATCACTTTTAGCTAAATTCAATTCTCCTACAATTTTTTCTATTATTTGTTTAGTATTAGAATTTTCTGCAAATGAAAGAGATAATTTTTTACTTGTCAAAGGAATATAACCATCTTTTAAAGTGATTTTAGTAATAACATCGAATCCGTTAAAATCATGCTCATATTCAACGACGTTTCCTATAAATAAAGTGCTTAATTCTTTTCCGTCATATCCTATTTTCAATATTATAGAAACATCTTTTTGCTCTAATAAACCAATAGTTTCTTCTGATAAATTATAAATATTAACTTTTCCTGTATTAGTTTCTTTATTATCATCCATATCTATATCAAAAGAAATTCTAACGCCATCTAATAATCTACCTTTTGAACCTAGTTTTCCGATTATAACTTGTGCTTTTCTTTTAAATAATCTATTCATATTATATCAATTCAATTTCTTCTTGTGTTAAATATAATAATTTAGCTTCTCCTGACGAAAAAGAATTTCTACTAATTGTAGCAGAAGTATCAGCTATTTCGCAATAAAAATCGCCTGAAGGAAAATTTACATTTCTATGTGTAAATAACAAAGGATAATTTGCAACCAATTTAATATTAGAAACTAATAAATTATCATCTTCATCATATAAACTCATAGTCCAAAAAC